CGTAATAGGTCGCTATGTATCACATCGCTACCTATCGCTATACATTCTTCCCCTAAGAACAATAAAGAAGAATATTAATGTTAATATTATTATTAATATTATTAATTAAGATAATTAACAATATATCCAACAGTAGGCTTCGCATCTACTGTCTAATATATACCCCCTTTATCTCTTCTGTTGTCGTCCTTCTTCTGTCTTGGGCTAGTGGGACGCTCACTTCGTTCGCTTAGTAAACACTGGGGAATTGGGTCGCCCCTATCCCCAATGATCCGTCCATACCCCATACCCGTCCCTCTGGGTTTACAAAGCGGACGCAGTACGCGTCCTAGTTGACGGGAATGGTTAACTGGATCCAGCCACAAGGGAGAAGAAGAGAGTTAAAGACCCCCCTCCTTCCCCCCGATTGTCGCTGTTTCCACACCCAAGGAGCACCACTTCCCTGGGTAATAAAGAGCACCTTCTCTAGGGGCCTGTTGTGGCAAGGGATTTCAGGGAAAAACGCTACCCATCAAATCCAAGTAAAAATGGGCCCCTCCTCTTGCGTGATAGGTTCGTCGAAGGTGCTTCCCGCCACAAGCAGATCTGTGGCCAGAGTAGGGGCATTGAGGAACCCCTCTACCATGTTTGCCCACCTTTCACGGTCCGCCTGAATACTCTGTTCCTGCGCTGAGATGGCCAGCACGTCCTGAAAGTACTTCACCCCAAGGGCTAGGGCGTCAACCCGGTCATCATGCTTGACGGCCCCCTTTTCGCGGCACATTCTCGTCAATTGATACATAAGCATCCGGGGTAGACGTTCCTCGGGGGCTTGGTCTGGGTTACTCCGGTAGTCCCAGTCAATGAGTCGTTGGTCAATGATCAACCTATGCTGGTTCAGGACGGGCTCCAGGGTGTCAATAATCCTGTCCTCTTTCCGGGTAGTGGCGCGAACCTCCTCAAAGTTCATACCGACCTTCATTTCCTGAGCATGTTTCTTCATCAGCTCCATGATGGCTCCATCACCGAAGTTAGATTCGATGAGGCAGGAAGTAGCGGAGTACCTTTTAGCCCTCCTGAGAATCTCGCAGAGGGTCTTATCGGAGTAACCATCTTGACTAGCAAAGATATCTCTGATAAAGAGGAATCCATTGATCTGTGATAAGATTACGGCAACGGTCTCGTCTTTTCCTCGTCCGGACGGATCAACGGCCACAATGGTTTCCCCGTAACGGACAAATTCCGAAACAGCCTTAGGCCGGTGCCATCTATCGCCAGGGAGAGCGACAGCAGGCAGATCCAGCAGAGTCTCTTTGTCGGCACCCCAGACAAGATCAGATGGACCCTTTTCAAGATCCAAGGGAAGAACTGAGAAGTCACTAAGCTTTAAGGGGAACTTAAGGGCGTCACTAAGGCTGGTAGACAGCATGAACTGGAGCATGAAGTTTGAGCGACTCATGCTTTGTTCACGCTCAAGAAGGTTGATCTCCGAGAAGCGAGTATCTGTTGGTCTCCAAGCTAGATTTTCAAGGCCATGCTCTTCAATATCTGCCTGAAGTTCCTTAGCAAGAACATCTTCATACCCAGTTAGCTCTTTTGGATACCGGGCTGGCCACACCATTGGGACATAGCCACGCTCTCTAAGTGAATTATAGATTGTAAAGCAAGATTGAGGCGTGCCAAGAAAGATAATGCGACTATCTTTTTTGGGTGTTAGGACTGATTCAAACTCAGTGACAAGTTGGAGGAGTTTTTCCCTCATCATGTCGGTGGCTGAATTTGAGGGAGTTTCAATATCGTCGGCGATCAGAATATCGGCACGAGAGCCGGTCAACTGGCCAGTAACCCCAACACTTTTAACGGACGGACTTTGAGCAGGACGTGCCCCGGCAACATCAAAAGAGACTCGACTCCACCGTTGGTCGTCATCTTGTGGGGCAAGGTGGTTAAGCCACACCACATCAATAATCACCTTTTGACAGAAAATCGAAAAGTCATCAGCCCGTTGTTTGCTGGCTGATACAACCATAATCTTTTTGTCTCTGTCACTAAATAGGTTCCATAGCACAAAGGCAGCTGTAACCCAGCTTTTACCTAGTCCCCGAAAACACTGAAGTTGAATACGTTTTCCTCCGTGTTGAAGGTAGCGAGCCATTGCTAGTTGAGCCCTTGTTGGAGTAGGCAAATCCAAAGATTTCCAAACTAGTCTTAAAAACAGACTAAAGTCTTCCTTCAGTTTCTGCTCGGTCAAGGTATTCGATTGCTTTGCGGAGACGGTTGCGGTCATCATTAAATTTTCCAAGAGTAGTATTGCAGTCTCGACAGAGTATTCCACGCACTGTGCCAGTTCTGTGGCAGTGGTCGACGGCTAAAGCCACTCCAGATGAGCACTCTGTCGCTCCGCAGATCGCGCAGCCTCCGTTTTGGGAAGACAGCATTTGGTCATAATCTTCGGCAGTAATACCAAAATTACGTTTCAAATGGCGATTTCTTTCTTTTGCAAGATACTCTTTGTATTTAATTGGATCTTGCTTAAGACGTTGGTGGTTTTCTCTGCATCTATGAGATGTACATTTGCGACAGTCATAACTTAAACCGTCCCAACGTTGTTTGTTTGAGCAGAACTGAGCAAGTGGAAGAATTTGCTGGCATGTTGGACACAGCTTAGAATCGCCTGTAAGTACGTTGTTTTTAATCATACGATACGATATACCTAAGATGGGGGTGGAGGGGCCCTGTAGGGGCATACAGGACCCGATTACGGCTATTTACGCTTCTTACTCTTTCCAGCTTTGGAAAGGGCAATGGCAATGGCTTGATTTTTTGGGCGACCTTCCTTCATCATCTTGGAGATGTTTTTGGAAACGGCTTTATTAGATTTCCCTTTACTGAGGGGCATAATTAACTACACTTCCAACGCTTAAGGGCAAGTGCCTTACGGGTGGGTTTCCCGCTTGGGGTTTTCATTGGTCCCTTGACACCACCCATGCGGGCACAGAAGGATCGTTTACGGGGGCCGCCTTCGGGCTGAGGGGCCTTTAGGTTACTACCAGTAGCAGCGTTATACTTGGCTCTGCCTTTGGCGGTAAGGCCCCCCTTTTTGGATTTCTCTCCACGTCCAATGGATAGGGAGGGATTCTTTTTGGGGGCCATGATCTTACTTCATCTCGGTGGTATACTTCTTACCACGCCAGGTGAAGGTCTTTTTCCCAGCAGTGCGGGAAGCCTTAAACGCCTTATCGAAGGAGCCTTTGTCCATGCCACCTTGCGTCAGGCGCTGGGGAACAGCAGGACCTTGACGGGGCTTATAGTCGCCACGCTTCATTGCGGCGGTAAGGGTGCCTTTGGCGGTGGGACGCGGAGCCATAGCAGACATAGCAGCACCAGCAGGGCTCATCATGCTACGGATGGTTCCCAAGGTCGCAGCGGCCTTAGCAACAGGAGCCATACCACGACCCATCGTTACCCGAGAAGCAGCAGCACCCGTGGGTTTGCCATTACTGGCGGAGGTAACCTTTGCTTTACTAACAGCTTGACGGTTGGCCCGTTGAGGATTCTGTCCTTTGGTAACGGGCTTATTGGTTGAACGCTTGGAGCGATTACTAGAAGAGGTGACTTTTGCCATACCCATTAGCCCTGGGTGATGGTAGCAACAGGCAAAGCAAACAGAGTGCCAGCTCCAATAAGGTTGCAAGTCAGGACATCACCAACGGTGTACCATTGACCGCCACGAACCAGAGTCGAAGCCGTCACAGCACCACCAGAAACGGTCAGGGTAGCAGTAGCACCATAACCAGTACCGCCAACAAGAGCCACGTTGGTATAGGTGCCATTGGTATAACCAGACCCGTTAACACGGGTGCCGAAGGATGCCACAGCACCGGTTTCAGCACGGGTAGCAGTCCCAGTCACCTTTGCGGTAGGCAGGCCAGTCGTGGTGGAGGTAGGCTTAACACGAGCAGCCCGAACGGTACGGATAGCCGTCTCAGCAGCATCCACAGTCGCGTTAAGAGCCACAGTGGTAGCAGCAGCGCCAAAGGAAGCAGCAATGGTCGTGGTAGTAGTCACACCATCGGAAACGTTAGCAGTGGTGTGAACTTTGTTGTTCTGTTGGGTTTCATCCGTCTTACCAGGAGCATTAGAGATGCTGCCGTAAGTAGTCGAATCAGCAGTAGTAGACATAATTTTAATTAATAAGAGAACTAGCTAGTTGTCCAAGAAAGGACCTTAGAAAAATTGGAATGGTCAAAACAGTCTTGACCAATCCACCAAGATAACCAGTGGTTCGAACCTTTAGACTGGTTACACTTGAGGCAGGCAGGTACGACATTAGACGAAATGTCATGTCCTCCTTTGGCTTTTGGGGTGACGTGATCCAGGGTTAAATCCTGTTTGGATTTGCAATAAACGCATTCGTTATTCCAATGTTCCTTGATCGATTGCCGCCACAATCTTTTAGCTTCGGAGGATGTCATGGCCCTCAGGTTGTAAAGGTAATCGGAAGGGGCTTTCAGAACCATTAAAGGATCCTGTGTGGTTTACTTCTTCTTTTTGGGGAAGCCTGCTTTCATGTTTGCATAAGCCGCTTTAGAGATAGTACTCTTGCTTTTGGGGCGACTGGTCCCGGCAGCCCGGCGCTTATTCATGTTGGCGTAGAGGCCAGGAGGTTTAGCGTTTCCTTTGTTCATTTTTTGGTACTCTTGCCGTTAGATCCGTTACGAGCGCGGTTTTTGACTGGCGATTCCTTTACTAAACGGCCACTCTTAGTATGGGAAAGATCAGAGCCGCCTTTGCCCATCATGCCACGTTTCCGTCGCGCATCAGCAAGTTCAGCTCGATACTTC